ATATTATAAAGATAGTTTAATTTATCTGCATCTAATTTTTTTGAACTAAAGTATACTTTACAATCTGGTGCCACTGCTTTGGCTACTGCTGGTAAATCTGTACCATTATCATCTACTGGCTGAGTATGCATTAGCAATGCACATTTATCAGCTTCTTCTTTTGGTAACATATCACAAAAATATTTAAATGCCATTATTACATCACCTGGTAATTTACGACGGATATTTCTGTTATTGTAAAACACAATAAATTCCACATTTTCATCAGTTAATTGTTTTTTCATTTCCAACACACTATTATACTCATCATCAAATATTGATATTGGTTTAAAATATTTTTCACTTATACCATGTGGTAAGTATGTGCAATCAGTTTTTGTACGTGGTTTATTCTTTGCAACTTCATTTACAATCGCTACTGTTTGTTTTGATATATTCATAATCAAGTCAGAACATTCATAAAAGTTTTCATTGTATTGTGGAGCTGGCCAATCGTCCCAAATATTGTAATAGAATATTGGAATCTCTTGTCTTATCTCATGTTCCATATCGTATAACCATCTCCAAAACCTTGGGTCGGTGTAGTGTAAGATAGCATCTGGCTGTTCTAAATCCATAATCTGTCTTAACAAATCAGGATTACCATATCCGCTGGTTGGATAGATTGTTAATGATGCATCTTCAACGCCAGTCTCTTCTCTTGAGACTTGATTCATATCAACCCTCTTACCATTCTCAGGATGTTTTATAGCTCCACCTATTTGAGCCCAATCATAATGATTTATTGTGCCTAAAACAAATTCTTTTGACATTGTACCGACACCACTTGACATTCTTAAATCATCTGAAAGTAATAATATTTTTTTCTTAGACATATAACCTCTAACCTTTTAAAACTGTTTTGTTTGGCCCCACTTCAGCTTCAAAGTAATCCAACATTTCTAACTTATCTGCGTAGTCAGCCATTTTGCTTATCTCTTTCTCCATCTCATCCATCAAGTCTCCATGCTCACCGATACCCACAGAATTACACATAATACTTTCTACGTTTACACGGTGTTTTTCAATATTCGCTTTAAAATTTAATCTTAAAGCATTTATAAAGTCTTCTCTCATATTGCTCATAATCTACTCCCACTTGGTATTAAGTTGTTATAAGAATTTATTTTATTTTTAAAATCAGAATCAAGCACATATAAATCCATTGAACGATTTACTAATTTTTGTAACGTAAATTCGCTTTCAACCGTGCTTGTCTTGAAATTTTTATATAATTCTTTCAATATTTTTACTGATGTTAGTTTGTAATTCATAATAAAACCTCTGTATATACATATATAAATATATACTAACTCATTATTTTAATCAACTTTTTTTTCTTAACTGCATATTCTAAAGTTGAACTGGTACCTCTTGTGACTTGACCCTCTGGCATGAAAGCTACTATAATATCTGAATACTCAGCGAGTTGTTTATTTCTTTTAATATAATTCGAAACATAATATGTTTTTTTATACTCGGTCGCTGGTAAAACACAATGCATATTCCAATTATAATGCGCTGGTGGAAACTCCTTATAATTCATATCAAACTCTAAAGCATATTTTTTTGCATATCCATCAGCACCTTGTGGTTGACCACCACTAACAATCACAACGTCATCCTTATACTTTTCCTTTAAATTATAAATAAAGTCTTTTATTTTTTTATTATTTGTATAGACCCTACTACCGATTATTGCTATTTTAGTCTTCATAATCATTTCTTTTCTGTGGTTTCATTGTATGAGTTGAGGTTGTAAATTTAGCCACGTCATACAAATCTGATAGTATATGTGGTATCGTTTCAATATACTTATATTTTGATTGGAATCTAACGTTGGAATGATATCCTATATCATGTGGTGCTATATCAAAGAAAATGAATTCGTTAGCAGATAGATTTGCATCATTTTTAATTATTGTTTTGATTGATAAATTATCTTTCCACCTTTCATAAAAACTTTTTAGGTCAACGTCTTGATTGTCAATCCAAAAATACAAAACAAACTTTATTCTTAAGCTTTGCTCTATATCTTTTATCTTCTCCATGATTACGTTTTCTAAATCTGTGTTTATAAAATCAGAAAGTTTTAATCTAATGTTAGCAACTCTAGTCATTATTTTACTCCTACGTCACAATGTTCTGTTTGATTAAATTCACAGAATCTACAATTTTTCTTTGATGGATTTTTCATATAATCTCTCTCAACATTGTGCTCATCACCTATGAAACATTCTTCTACAAATCTGTTTACATTGTTAACTACTTTGTTTATGCTTGGTTTACCATTGGCTGGTATAAAGGTTTGTACCCTACGTTGTGGAAAATCTAACTTCTCGTATAGTTTTCTTTTTACGATAAAATATTCTACATCTATTTTATCTAATGGAACCTCATTCTGAGCGCCCCAAAAATTCTTATATAATAATAATTGGTCTGTTTTATTCTTATCAGCTTTCTGATACTTATTCCAACCCATTGTTGAGGTCTTAATATCTATAATCTTATATCTATCTCTCACCTTATCATGAATCAATACATCAATATAACCAATGAACTTAATACCATCATCCATCACATAGTCTATTGGAACCTCTATGCCAACTAACTCATAACCTTTTTTACTAAAATACATACCACGTTTCTTTTTGAACCATTCTAATATTAGAAGTCCATGCTGATAAAACTCTTCCATATCATGTTGTTCTACAAAAACCTCTCCACCATTTCTACCCATGATTTGTGAGTAATTAGTTTTCATCCTTTTTAATAACATCTCTTGTAGGGGTAGAGCATCAGCCATTTTGACCGTGTCTTCATACATTACAGTTAAGTAGGTTTGTAAGACTTCATGCATGGAAGTCCCAAACAAAGTATGTATATTATCTGTAAATTTACTTAACTTGTCTACGTAGTTAAGCTTCCACTTGTAAGGACATACATCCCATTGACTATACTGACTATAACTTATTCGTTTCATTTTCCCCACTTACCACGACCAACTAACGTAGCTATGATTCCATAATTTGAAACATCAAGATAAGCATCTTCTAATGGTTCATCTTGTACGGCTGATTCTTTATTTCCCATTAACAATGTTTTCATCCTTTGTAGCTTATCATTCATACGAAACCATAAGCCTGTTAATGATAATTTTACTTCTTCAGGTGTTTGTAGGTTTGTACCTACTGAAATATTACCAGGACCATAATCGTGTTGTTTATGTAAGAATAATTCATATTGTTCTTTTTGAATCTTCTTGAACTCGGTGGTCATCTCTGGCCACTCTTCTTCCATCTTTTGAATAACATCATACTCCTCTGATTTTACACGAGGACTATCTTTTATAACCTTTTCCATATATTTCTCCTAATTTACATAACTGAATATACGAATAAAATCGTATATAAGTCAAGTATTTTTTTAGCCATTTCCAGCGGTATATCCGCCTACACTACCTAATACATTTAATCCAGCTTTTTCTATTTTCTTTGGTTCAACTCCGTATTTTTTACAAAGCTCTGCTAACTCAAGCATACCGCCCTCTGTTAACATATACATTTCAACAGCGTCATAGGCTTCTTTCCTACTATTCTTCATATGTAATGATACTAAATTAATTAACCATTGTGGATGTTCCATTCGTTTTTCTCCCTTAATATATTTTAACCATTGTTTACCCTTTGGTAAAACATTGGCGTATAATTTGTACAAATCTTTTGACTCCAAATTATACTTTTGTAATTCATTTACTAATTCAACCCATTCCATCTTCATTGATAGGAATCTATGAACCATATAATTAGACCAAGTTTTTTTATCTTCGTCTGAAATCTCTTCCCAATAATTAGGACTTTGAACCGCTGTTATCTGTTTTATGTGGTCGAATAGACTCTTCTTTTTTACCGAATATTTTTTCATATCTTTTTTCCCACTCTTCATAACTTATACCTCTTCGTAGTCCATCACCTTTACCAGCTTCAGAGTATCTATCCTTTTTTGACATTTGATTGTACACTCTCACTTACACCTGAACCATCTAAAAACCCATCAGCTACCTTACCACAATTACCACAACTATAAACTTGAACGGGTATTAATGATTCTTGACCATTTGGTGAAACTAAGGCTGATAACTTTTTTAATATGAATGATGTTATAAATAAATAGTTACCACAATCACCACATTTAATAGTTTCAGCTTGTTTTAAATCAACTTGTACTTGTTGTTTTTGTTTTTGTATTCTACCTTGTGGGTGCATACTCATTTTATTACTCCTAATAATTCAATTAACATAGCCATAGCATTGATTTCTTTATCAACTACTTGACCATCTGAAAGTTCATACCTTGCTATAATCAGAATACACTCAGCCACATGACCTTTACCATAACCATCAACCTCATCATATAATAATCTGAATAGGTCTGCGAAGTCTGTCACTGTATTGTCAGCCAAAAGTTTTCTTATTTCTACAAAAGCGTCTTTCTTATTTTTTGTTTCTAAAATTCTTAATAACTTTAATTTATAATCATTCTGTATAATACTTGTGGTATCAAGTTTTAATTTACCATTTACAACATTTCTTTGTGCAGCGTTTATTACTCTTCTAATATCAGGATAACTACTTTCAACCAAAATCTTTATATCCTCAGGTGAATCTATCACATTTTCTTGAATAAGAATATTATGTAAGTGTTTAGCAACTTCACTTTTACTTGGTGGTATAATCTGAAATGATTGACACCGACTCTGAATTGGGTCGATAATTCTTTCTACATAATTACAAGTCAATATGAACCTACAATGTTTTGAGAATGTCTCCATTAGATTACGAAGTGCAGCTTGTGCATTTGGTGTAATATAATCACACTCATCCAAGATAATAACTTTCATATCTTTAAAACCTACTGTTGAAGCAAAGTTCTTTACTTTTGTTCTAACAGTATCAACGTTGTTTTCATCACTAGCATTAATGTATAAATAATCACACTCTATATTATTAACCAATAGTTTGGCAAGCGTAGTTTTACCTGTTCCTGCTTTACCATAAAGTAATAAATGTGGTAGGTCACCACTTTTTAAATAATTTTCCACCTTAGATTTTAAATGGTCATTACCGATATAATTATCTAATGTATTTGGTCGATACTTTTCAACCCATAATGAATTACTCATAAAACCCTTTTTTCTCTTTTACTTTGTGTTTTGTGATTTCTATTTTGATATCGCCAACTTTTGGATAAGTCAGCTTCTGATACTTCAACTTATTTATAAATAGTTTGTTTTCTTTCTTATTACCAAGAAAAAATACATATCTGTGTTTTTCAAGTTCTCTCATTCTCCAAAACGTGTGACCAATAGCCTTACCTAACTTTTCTATATTGTGACTACCGAACCTTGAAAATACCGTACGACTATGTATCCATTCATATGGTTCTTCGGTTAGTGATACAGAATAGTTTGGCATAAGATTCAGTCCCTCACCTTGATATAACCAATTCGTTGCCTGATATATACTACCATTATGTTTTACCGTTGGGTCTGCATATGATATTAAAACTTTGATATCTTTTGCATTTTG